TCTGCTGTTGTTGCAGTAAGGTCAGAAAACGTACCAGCGGCTGCTGTAGAAGCGCCTATTACTGTCCCATCGATGTTTCCGCCGTTGATGTCAGCGGTCGGGATAGTAACTGTGCCGGTAAACGTAGGGCTTGCTGTATCAGACTTAGTAGCAATCGCAGTCGATATAGCATCAAATTCTGTTTCAAACTCTGAGCCACGAACAACCTTATTGGTGTCTCCACCGGGAAGCGTATCCTTAGCGGCAAAGTCTGTCGTCTTTGTATAATTAGCCATTGGTTATTCCTAGCAAAAGAAAGAGAAAGGGGGCCATTGCGACCCCCGTTGTTCTATTAGGCAGAAGGTACTGCCAGAACAAAACCAGCTTCAGGACGATACACCTGAACACCGTAGAGGGTGTCAGCAGTGTACAGAGTAGACAGGTACTCTTGCTTGTACTGAGTCTGAGAACGGACAGCCAACTGCTCTGCCATCACAACAGCTTCGCTGTGGAACAGCAGGGCTGCGCGAGTATCAACGCTAGATGCAGTGTTGTCAGCTGCGGCTTCGATCGTTCGGCAGTTAGCAGAAACGTAAACGTCTACGCCGTACAGGTTGCCGATCAAGCCGTTGTTGACGGTTCCACCAGATACAAAGTCAGAAGACACGTATCGGTCGATGCCCATGATAGCGTTGCGCGTAGCGGGCGGGATGATGAGGTTACGACCTTCCATCGGTACGTTGTTGTCATCCATCTTCTGGATCATGTCACGGAAGAAAGCATCCGTAAACTCGTCACCAGCTACCAGAGTGTCATCGGTGTACTGAGTGGTAGTGCCACCATCATTGAAGAAACAACCAGTGTGCTGGTAGTCAGTAGCAGCAGGGCTGAATACAACAGCGCCACCGTCACCAAAACCAGTACCAGCTGCGTGGAGGTCGTTGTCAACCTGTACAGCCAGAGCGTAGCCAGCGTCCTCAGTGTAGAACTGACGCAGAGATGACAGTGCCTGTACCTCTACGATGTCCTCGATCAGACGTGAGTACTCAAAGTGACGGTTAATTGTAACTGTCAGCTCTGACTCGGTGTTTGCAATGATAGTTACCGCAGTATCAGCCGCTTTTGCATTGGCATCGCCACGAGTAGGCTTAGGAATGTGGATAACGTCACCCTTCTTGCCAGTCATAGCGATACGCTTGACAAGGGGAGCCATTTTCAAGTTCTTTTGATAGGCAGCAATAATTTCATCTGACCAAATTTCTGGTACAAAAGTTGCTGCTTCTGTTAGGGCGGTATTACCCGCCGCGCCGGGATAAGTTGCTGTAGCCATGAGTTATCTCCTTAAAAGGCTATTTAACTCGACCCTCTGCATACGCTTGTAAGATTTCGTCTGACAAAGCGTTGTAACGCTCTGGGTCGTTTTTCATAAGTTTAATAATGTCAGCACGACGATAGACTTTCCTACGAGACCCTTCTGCTGTACCACGAGCGTTGCCTGTTGCTGCAGACTTTACGGAACTCTTACGGGCTGCTTTCTCAGCTTGAGCCGTTTGCTGAACCACTTGATTACGTTCTTTCCAAAGCGTAAAAAGTTCGTCAGCAGAATCATAATCGTAACCTTGGTCTGCTTCTACAAACAGTTTAGTTCTAACCTTTGATCCCTTGATCCACTCAGCAAACTTAGGGTCTTGCAATATCGTATCCATTTCTGGATGGTTAGCTTTAAGCTGTGCAAGAGTAGCCTGTTGTTTGTACTGTTGAGTGTAAGCCTCTGCTTCTCTAATCTTTGGGTGGTTATCTATTGCCCTGTTTACAGCACTTTGCGGATCTACAAAGAAATCTACATCTTCGTCTTGTTCTTGCTGTTGTTGAGGTGCTGGTTGTGTGTTGAGTTCTGTCTGAATGTAGTTATCAACAACTTTACGTAACTCGCCAACTTCCGTACTCTGCTTGCCAGAAAACTTTTCTAGCTCTTGGTGCATCTGTACGAGTTCTTCGACAGACTTACCTTGGTACTTTTCTGGAATATCAGGTTCTTGTACAGGTTGTTCCTCTTCTTGAGGAGTCTCTACGGTGTCCTGTGTGTCGAGTTGGTCTGTTGTTTCTAGCTCCTCTTCTGGACGCTCATCAATAATTGTCGCTCTTGACATCACTAAAGTTACCCCGCCTTTCTAGGTTATGGAGATTATTATTGGGATTGACTCTCACGAGCTTCCCTTCCTCGTCGCCCAGCTTCTTCGTGTTCTCTTACCCACTTCATGTGTCTTCCGGGAAAGTCACCAGTAGATCCGTCGAGAATGCACGGTGTTGCTGAAACGATTTTTGTAGCGTTAGCACCACATCCGCACCTAGTGGTTGTGGTATCTTGATCTACAAATTCTTCAAATACGTGTCCGTTAGTGCAACGAAAATCAAATACTTTAATCATTATTTGTGTTAAGCTCGTCGTAATTAGCGTTTGTTGTAGCCTCTAAGTTTAAAATGTACGCTAAGACGTTAATCTGTCCTTTACGCATGTACAAATCATTCGCATCTTTAGTAGCTTCAACACTGTTAATCACTAAAGCATTCTGTGTTAATTCTTCAGTTAGCTGTTTCCAACCATCAGTGGAAAACAGGGTGAAGTAATTATCGTAGTACTGCTGTGTTTCTTGATCTAGCGAGGCCATAAGGTTATCTCTTGTATACTTATATGACATTATACCATACATTTAGTGTAAAGTCAAGTCTTTTTTTTGGTACTTTTACGCCTTTTTCCTGACGCCGTTACAGCGTACTTGACACGTTTTGGGCCTGTTTTCTTAGCTTTAGCTGCGTCTTTCTCTGCTTTGGTCATCTTGGCAGCTACTGCTTTTGGTCTACAGGCTGGGTAAGGACGTTTAGACCCCTTGGCTTTTTTACGGCCACACTTCTTTCCGGTCTTTATGTCAACCCAGTCTTCTTTGAACCATTTAGTCAAGCCGCCTTTGGTCTTAGGCATAAGTGCCACCGCGCTTCTTGTACGTCTTGACCAGCCAAGCATTAGCGTACGCACTAGGGTACACATCAAACTTTCGCTTAGCTTCTGATTTAACCCTAGAGTAAAGAGCTTTGTTCTTTACGTTAGCGGGTATAGTGCTTTTCTTTGTTTTACTTTTTGCCTTTGCCACGATTACGTAACCCCTTAAAGTCAGCTCCTGTAATTTTGTTTCGTGGTGAAGCTACACGAGCTATTTTCTTTTGTTTGGCTGAATAACCTTTTTTACCTTTTGGCATTACTTCTTCACCTTCTTTTTCTTTTTCTTCTTAGGCTTAGATTTGTATGCACCCATTCCGTAACCCATAACAAACTCCTATTTACCTTTGTGGACTTTTTGGACTTCAAAGTTTGCAGACTTAGACGCACCCTTGTGGGGCTTATAGCCGCCTGCAGGATCCTTCATTAACTTATAACTGTTACCGCTTTTCATCCAGTGGTAACCTTTTGGTGCTGAGACTTTCATAGCGTTTACCAGTTTTTGCAAGACCAGTATCTTGCGGTGAGTTTACTAGGCTTGTTTGTGTCACACTTGTGCCTAGCTCTGAATGACTTACGTCGTGCTGGTTGATCTTTTTTGATTTTCATCTTAGCGTCGCCAAAACGTATAGTCTTGGTCTTGTCGCCTTCCTTGGCTACCACTACAAACTTTTTGGTTGGGTGATTAGGAGTCCGCTTCGGTTTGTTGTACCCGCTTACTCCTGCTCGCTCCAGCTTTGGATCCTTTTTCTTGGGCATTAACCTTCGCCTCCAAGCTGTCTAATTGTGTTTGCAAACTGTCGAGCCTGTCCTTCTGTTCTTTGAACGCTTGGTTCACTTGGTTGAACAGGTTGTTCATTTCGGTTTGTGTCATCAACATTAGTACGATTACCTTGTAGTTGTCTTTCTTTTAAGAGCCTGTCAGCAACTTTAAGTCTGCGTTCAAACTCTTTGTCCTCTTGGTCTCCCTCTTTGAGATTACGAGTAATTGCTTCGATGCGATCAATTTCAAGTTCTTCTGGAGCAAGCTGTGCTTCAACAACCATCTTGTTTGCCCGTGCTTGAGACTCAGCAGCTTGTGCAGTAAGAGCAGCCGTCTGACTCTGTTGAAACGCCATTTGAGCTTGCTGTGCAGCCATAGCCATTTGTTGAGCTTGTGGGTTAGGCTGGTTAGCTTGTTGCATCGCTGCAATGAGTTCTTCACGGTTAGACAAGTTCATGTTGTCTATGATGCTCTGAATCAACACAGGGTACAGAGGACTGTCCTGTTGCATTGTTTGTAGGAGTTGTACAAGCTGAGTTACTTCGTACTCACGAGCAATGATTCCTAGAGTGCTAGTCGGAATAAACTTGTAGTCCGCAACAGGGTAGTTTTCGGGGTCAAACTGCATGTATCGGTGTGCAGCTTTGGTCACAAACGGCAACAAGAACGACTGTTGGAAGTTAATCAAAGTCCGCTTGTGGCGTTTAATAATAGCCCCAAGAGACATAGAAATACCAGCGGCAGTAGCTTCACCGTTAACACTACCAGCAATTCCTGCTGAATCAACCGCTCCTGTAGCCTGTTGAACCATCTGCTGAAGCGATGCTGCTTGTGCGAAAGTGATTTGTCCGACTTGCCCAAAGTTAAACGGCTGAAGTACTTCACGAGGATCTCCGTTAGTTAAGATCATTTTACCGGGGCGGACCTCTGGCTTAGCCCCTCTAGGAAGCCGTGTAGCGTCCACAGCGAGCATTGGGTGAATCGTGAGACTCAAAGCGTCTATTCTTGCGCGAAGCTCTGTATCAAGCGCCTTCTGGCTGTTATAGCCTTTCTCACAGACACCACGACCCCAGAAGCGTCCGGGTACAACGTCCCAAGGAAACGCTACTACAGGACGGTCGTTCATCATGTAGGGGTTAGCTTCAGCTTTGAGTAGAGTACCACCGTTAGCAATAACTACGATTGCTTCGACGTACATAGAGTCTTCTTCTACGTCTACGCCTTCTTCTTCTAGAAGCTCACGAGGCACGAGACCGTAGTACTTAGTCAACCGAACCTTGTCATCGTTGTAGATAGTGAGGTCTTGATCGGGTTCCAAGTCTGTATCTGCGGCTGCAGACTCAATGAAGGCTTCGCGGTACACTCCTTGTTCTTGTAGTAACTCAACGCTGTGCTTACTAACAAACTCATCGACAGCTACACCGTAAGCGTCCTCTACTGAGGTAGCCACAGGATCAATCAAAAAGTTTTGAGGGAGTACTGGCTTTAGTTTTACGATAACACGGTCAGTAATGTTTACGCCAACTGCCTGAAGATCACCATCCATAATCGGTTGAGTAGCTGGGGCCATCTCTTTTACTTCTTCTAAAACTACCTCACCGATTCCTGTACCAAACACTGCTGCGTTGATGAGACATTCTGCTACTGCTTTACGAACTTTACAGGCTTCAAAGTCTTCATTTAGTTTTTTACGGAGGTAAACCATATCCTGCTTTTGTGAGTCGTTTACGTCGTCTTGTATATCAAAAAACTTACCACGACCAAACGTAGCTTCTTCTAGTTCTGCGACGTTAGACTCTACGGCTTGTTGCAAGGCAGGTGAAATAATGCGAGAACGCTCTGAACCTCGTTGAGAATCGTTTGGATCCCACTGACCACGCCACAAACGATAGTACTCTTCGAAACGTTCTTCGTAGTTTGATTCGTAGTAATCGCGCCAGTCTTCACACTTTGTCATTACCCACTCTTCCAAGGACTCTTGGATCATCAGTGGGTCTGGGCTGTAAATTTCATCTGCCATGTTTAGTTCCTTAAATTACAGCAACACAGTACCCTAGTGTAAAAAACACAGAGGCGCTGATTGCGTATATTCCGTAGGTATTGAACGGTCTAAAAACTTTCATTTAGTATCCTGCTATTACATCTAGTACTTCGTGATCGTCGATTTCGTAGTCGTAGTCGTATGCTACTTGTGCCAACTGGTCTATGTACGCCAGTGCGTCAACTAA